CTCTGACCATTTTATTCCCGGCCAGATTTTTGGGTACAACTCCTGCGATTTGAATATGAGTTCCCTTAACTCTTCCGTTGTATGTCGCAGAAGCAGACCACTGAACTGTGGATGCCCCATATATCTTAAAGGGTCTGCAAGCATAGCGTAGCTTTTACCGCCACCTGCACTACCCCCATATAACACTTCTCTTTCGCTTGACGCTAGAAACTCTGTCTGTGGGCCTTCATTTGGTTTGAATAATACGTTAGCGTGTTCCTCTACGCTATCTGTTTCATGTGAAACTTCCTGTATTTCAACCTTCGGCTTTTGCACCCGTTCTTTGGGTGTGGATTTCTTGCGCTTTGGCGATTGCCTTTTCCGCATACTCTGCCCACTTGATAAGGCTTGCAGCTTGGTTCTTACGTCTTCGCTCATATTGTAATCGTTTCCTCAAACCTACATGCGAGATATACCTGCCAGTCTGTGTACTCAACCAATTTGCAACCTCACGGTAGCTATACTGATTTACGTGCTGCCTAGCTTTCTCTAGCAAATCCAATTCAATTGGTATAGGCTGAAGAATATCGGGGTCTTCATCATCCTGCTTATATCCGAATGGTACTGTACGTGCAATACGTGGTATGGGTATCCATTCGTTTTCTTCTTTAATGTCTGTTGGCTGTGGTAGCTTCCACTTACCTATGCTTCTTGTCATTTTCGCAGATATTTTTTAGCTATTCTTTTAGCTTCTGCTTTTCTTGCAGCATCTGTCATAGCCTTACCTTTTAGTGCTTTCATCTCAGATGCATAAGTAGGTTTAGGTTTTTTTGACAGTTTGGCAAGTTGTTTTGAATCGAGTTTTTTCTTTGGTGCTTTTTTAGCTTTTTTAACTAATGCCCTTAATAATTTTGTAGCAGCCATTATTCATTCTCCTCTACTGGTGCTTTGGCTGGCATAAGCATTACGCCACCTGCAGCCTCTACCTGCACCTTCTCTGTTTTAATCAGACCTGTGCGGTCAAGCAGTTCTTTTGCTGCAACCATCTTATCACGAATACCCAACTCTGTCGGGTCATGCAATGCACCTGTCATCGCCATCGCTGCTTTCGGAGCATTACGTGCCATGTACATTTGAGTAGCCTCAAGTATTTCTTCTTTAAGACCTTTAACAATTTCTGTAGTATTAGAAGTGTCAGCATATCCTGCCAGCTTTTTTGCTTGTACCAAATCACCGCCAGCTTCTTCAAAGAGGACGTTGAGTAGTTTCTGCTGTTTGTCTGTTAGCTGTCGTGTCATTTGTTTTTACGATTATCCATTGTGTTTATAACCATACCACCTTTACGGTAGTCTATACTTCCTACTCTTTTACTAGGCATACCACCTTTATTTCCACCAAAGTTTATCATTCTTGCTAAACTATTTTTCGGTTTTTTCTTTTTCTTTTCTTTATCATCACTTTTAAGAAGATCGGAAACTCCTTTTTTAAAAGACTTCATAAGACCGCCCAAACCACCGTCTAAATTTTTAATATTCTTATTTTTGTAGTCTGCATCTTTTGCTTTTCTTTTGCGTGTTTGCCCACGATTAATAGGCTTATCATCTTCATCTAATGACCCAGAATATAGTATACCATTCTTAATATATAATGTCATTTAAAATTCTCCGTTGTGCATAGCGTTGGACAATTTAACTGCCCGTCCTTTTACCTGAGTTGCCCACCTGCTGTCAAGCATCTCCTTTGCTGCCGTAGGGTAGTCTTCATCATGTACAGCCGCCCACATCTTTTTAAACTTATTCAATCTTGGCACACCCATATTAAATGCCATATCCACAAGTACAAGTTGACGTACAGCGTCTAGCTGATCTACGCAAGGGTGCGCACGGACCAGTTCCTCTTCGACAATCTGTACGTCATTCTCTGCTAGATAGACCGCATCAGCTTCGGTTATTCCCCATTCATAAACGTGGTCAATAGATGGTATATCTAAATCATCCAACTCTTGTTGGGTAATTCCACGGTCTTCTAGGTTTCGTCCGATACCAATTGTATCAATTCCTAATGTATCTTTATACACCTGTAGCCTTAGACCTTCGCTCACTATTAGCTTTTCTATCAGGTCTTGTGGGTTGTATTTCATTTCCTTTACCCTCGTGATTCATCCATACCGCAAACGCACCTGTCATTGCCCCCGTCACCACACTGACAAGAGCCGCTTGTTGGCTTGTCGGGTCTTGAAGTGTCATAAACCACTCCACCACTCTCCATGCCGACACTGACATCATTAGCATCATTAGTCGTGGAATCAGTTTCCACTCTAGTATCTTCTGCGCTGCCATTATTTTTTTCCAAAGAATTTTGTTGCACTACGAACTCCAAAACTTGCTGCCACAATTACACCTAAACTATATTGATACCATTCTGGCATAGACTGCAATTGTGCAAATCCGTTTTTAACTACTTCTTCCATACCCGGAATGAACGCAAGAATGAGAGGAATTGAGAATAATATAGTGAGCCACTCATCCTTCCAAGATGACTGACTTCCTCTAGCCATTTCCAAATCCCAGTCAATTTCTCCTGTAGCCTTTTTCTCCATGATGACAGCTTCTGCTTTAGCTTTTGCCACCTTGGTTGCAGCTTCTGCTTTAGTCTTTTCAACTTTTCCATTTAACCATGTTCCTGCTAAATCTGCTATTGGTCCTACTAAGGCGGTCCACATTATCCTACTCCTCGTCTGAACCTTGCGGTTTTCTTTGATATATTTTTAGGCTGCTTGACGAATTGCTTACCAGCACGAGTTCCTTCTCTTTTAGCACGGGTCGTAGCGGCATATTCAGATGGCGATAACGCCTTGATAGCAGCCGTTGGAAGGTAACGCTCACCCGTTTTTGCGGAGGGTTTACCACTCTTCGTTCTCCACTTCTGCTTACCCCAAGCCTTTAAACTCTTTTGTGGTTGCTTTAATGCCATGAATAAGTTATACCATTATCTGTTTCATTTGTCAAGCTAAAAAGAAGAGAATATAGCAAATAAGAAAAATGCAAACCCTGCAACTGCGATACCAGTTATAAGCACTGCCATCTTTACTTGTTCCATCATTTCATTGTGCCGTTGTATTGCTTCTCGTTTTGCTTTCAAAGCGGCCTCTTTTGCTTCCTGTATTCTCTTCTGCCTCTCAGCTAATATGCCTTTCCATGTTCCATGTCCAAAGCGCATATCAACCATAGTGGCAACTTCTTGAAGTTTCTCTGCAGCTATCTTTGCATCTATGACTTCTCGTGCTACGGTGCTTACACCAAACTGATCTGTCATACCCATACCAGACTTTTTAGCCCGGTCTTGTTGTACTTGTTTTTCTCCCTCAAAAAGTTTATCTATAAAGCCAGCAATATCTCCTATATCGTTGGCCGTATTTATCGTTGACTTAATACCATCCACTGCCGCTTTTACAAGCGAAATACCTGCGAGGGTTTCTGCAATCATCTCTATGCCTCATGTTTTGTTGATTGGTTTGCATATTGCCGTTATCTTCTTGCGTTCATTCTTCTTTGTATATATAGCTGGTTGTCGGGAAAGTTTAGTCGCAAAGTATAAACACTTATCCATATCCTCAAAAGTCTGAGTTTGGTTAATTATCTGCGACCCCATATATACTACAAGAACAAACTCTATCATTCTATAATACGAACTATATAGTTTGAGCCATCGTCATTCTTAGATACTTCTACCGTTTTATTCTCGCAGGAATATCTCACTGTCTGGCTTTTCTTATACAAGTTCCTTTCTATGGTTCTTTTAGCTTTTAGGCATTTAGATATTTTTTCAAAGGCTGTGTGTTCTGTTACATCACCGCCCATGTACAGTATAAGAGTTATGGTTTTAATGACTTCCATTTCTCATCTTCTCTAAATTTTCTTCTAATGCATTTAATCGCTTTTCATAAAACTCTAATGTTAATTTCTGCTGCTGGTCATAAGGGGCTTTGCCCTCATCTATCTGTGTAGACAAATCATCTAATTGATTTGACAAATGTTCAATGAGCATAAACTGTTCACTGTCGGCTGGGAGACTACCCATCTCACCTCTAGGCCACTTGATACGAAACTCTGTGTTCTGACCCAGATCAGCTTCCATCATTGTGATGTTTGTTTCTATTTGATTAAGTCGTTCTATAATACCAAAGTATGCCCATGTTGCTACGCTGGCAGCAGCCACCATACTTATTATGTTACGTAGTGGTAACGCAACTTCGGTATTCTCGTTCAGCTTTGTAGCCATTATTCAATACCTAGTATCCTAGATAATCCAAATACCTCTAACAGCATGAATGTAAAGAACAGTAACAGTATACTACCTGCTATTAATTTGCCACTAAAGTTTGTTGACCCTATACGTATAGCGATAAACTCATTCCCTAGTATACGCAGTATAAGTTCAAAACTGTTTTCGTTAATACCTACAGATATAGGCTTTTTATTTTCATC